GTTAAATCAGTAAGTGTAGAAATGTCTTTTCCTAGTCTACGAGCCATTTGTTGAAACACTGTAAACTTTTGAAGGGCTTTGTTTGGGTCCATTTCAACATTAAAAGCAGAAACACTTTGTGTAAATTTAGCAAAAATCTTATTAAACGGTTGACCAGTTTGTTTTGCGAAGTTTAATAACTTATTATTAAAATCCTCTGCGGAGTTAGAAGACATTTGGAACTGAGTGTCCATTATATTTAAAAAGTTCGTAGATGTTTGTATTCCTATACCAAATCTGTCATTTACAGCGGCTATTTTTATTAATTGTTTTTCCTGAGATGGAAATTGTTTGTCAACTAAACTAGCTAAATCAGAACGGAACTCACCAACAGTAATTGTTAAATTCTTCATGGTGATTCCATATTCTAACAATTGATCTTGTTGTTCTCTTAAACTTAAAAGAAATTTTCTTGACTCAATAACACCGGCTTTTTCAAGACCAATTCTATATTTTTCTATTTTAGTTATAGTGTTTGAAAGAACACTGGTTAATTTGTTGAGTGTTGTTACAAGAAAATTTCCAATTGTCTTGCCAACATCTTTTGAACCTTTATCTGTGTCCTTAAGATCTTCAACCATATCTCCAAAGGCTTTTGTTGTTCCTCCAATCGCGACTTGTAGTTCAGAATAACCGCCGATTAGTGTTCCAATATTGTCTATAGCGGCAGGCACAAAATCGTCAAAACTGGATGAAGATTCTTTAGCAGCCTTCTTGACATTAGATTTATTTTGTAGTAGAGTTAATAGTGCTCTTTTTTGATCTTCGGTTAAACTTCTATAATCCGGCCTGTTTTTTAGGATTCCAGTGTCTCTGATTTCACCCTTATTAATTCGAACAGCCAAATCTGAAACAACTTTGTTTTGTTGATCGGTTGCCATAAATAAAACTCCTCCCTATAATTAGAAGGTTTATTCATTTTGTAACTTGTTGATTTGAACGATTTTTTCAACAAACCATCTTCTTAGGGAGACTGGGAAACAATAAATCTCCGAGAAGGTCAAATTTGATTTCATTATCATTAAAAAAATCTGTTCATAAATTACATTAATGTAATCACTATTCAGCAGACCAAAAAAAGTTTGTCCCAATAGGGACACCTCCTTCATTCTTGTGATTACAGTGTTCACAAATATGAGTAAATGTAAAATCTATGTCTGGTCTAAATTCACCATATTTCTTTTTAAGGAATTTAGAATCCTTCAAAAGCATTTGTGAGATAAAGGAATTCATAAAATCCATGTTGTTGTTTCCGTTTATCCTCTGAATAAGCGATCTATGTAATTCAAAAGTTTCTGAAACTTCTAATCCGTGTTTCTTTTTGATTTCGATTTGATTATTTATTTTGTCCAAGTCGGCTTGAGTTAGGATTTTAAATTCCACCGTTGCTTTGTTCGTGGGTAATTCTACTATAACTGTACCATTCTCGGTAATAGAACCCCAATCAATCTCAACATTTTTTATTGTAGATAAATCAATTGTGTGTTCATAAGGTTCAACACAATTTGTACAAACTAAAGAAAAAGAATAGTCACTACCATAAGCATTCTTTCTGGCATTAATAAGGATAGCATTTCTATCTCCTGGTAAAACAGTAGAGGGATCAATTCTATCAACACAGATGCTTTGAATCAATCTATCCAAAAGAACACCAGCTTTAGCTAGAGCCTGAGACGATAGAATGTCTTCTTCTTTTGTGGTCATAAATCTGACTTCTACTCTTTGTTTATTATGCCAAGGATGACCAACAGGATAAAATCTACCCTCGGATGGTAAATCTACAAAGTCTGTAGGAACTTGATAACCTCCTTGCTGGACTGGTGGTGACATTACCGGTTGTTGAACCGCTTGACCAACAATCTTCTCCTCTTGTTGTTTCATAAATTGTTCTAGGAGTTCAGGAGGGATTTGTGTTCTGCCCTCGTTATTTCTCATTTTAACCTCTTATTATGTTGAGCCTAGTTGAAGTTTTGCCCAATCATAGTTTACCGTAACTGTAACATCTGTTAAGCCCTCTTCTGAATAAGAGTTGTTGCTGAACTTAACAGAGGTAATCATACCATTGTAAATTGTCCATGTCTCAAAAATAGAACCGTCTGGCTTCAGAGAGACAATCTTTAAAAGACCAAGGGCTCCATTTAGATTTTGTTTAGATAGATTCTTTGTACCAAAGGCGGCTTCTCTAGCATTATTTATTGGATTAATGAATGATGTTAGGACACCTAGATCTTGACTTGTACTAACATTATCTGGATAATAATAAGAATTAGCTAAAAGCTTTGCCATTAGATTAGAACCGACAGAACCAACTGTTTTACCACCATAGATCTCTTTAATTGTAAAAGAGATAGGATCCCATTTCACTCTTACGGGATATTGAATTACATGGTCTAAAAGAATGTGCGGTTGAGTATCTATTGTGTAAGAAGGTCTGTCTATTTGACTGATGTAAGCTGTTGGAATGTCATCTATTAGAACTACAAATCTAAACTTTTGTTGAGCATTTAAAAATAAATCTTGATCAAATAATTGTGATTGACCATTAAATAGGGAGTATTTTGTAACATTCCCTAAAGTAGTTGAACCAAATGATTTTAATTTCTCTGATAGACTCATAAAATAAATAGTTGAAAACTAAATTATTCAGCAGGAGTAAATGAATCTAGTTCAGCCCAGTCATAAGTAATTGAAAGCTGAAGCTCTATTAACGCCTCATCGCTGTAGCTCATTTGGTTGTAGGTAACAGACTTAACCCAAGCATTATTTAGTTTCCAAGACTCAATAGTTTGACCAGCAGAGTTTAGAGTGTCGATAGTTACTTGGCCAATTTGATCAATGAAGTTTGCTTTCCCAGGAGTCTTTCTAAGATAATTGGGATCTGAAGGAGATGGACTAAAATCACCAGGGTAAACATAACCAGCATTTTTAACGAACTGAAGTAACTTTCTAGAAACATCGGGATCAATTGGATCAACTAAAGAAATGTTTATGTCATTCCAAGTTACACGACCAGGGAATTTGAAATCATGAACTAAGAATTCATGCTTTGTTTCTCCAACTGTAACTGTTGGTCTATCAGTTGTCTTAACAACATAAGCAGGTATACCAGCGATGTTAAGAATAAACTTATACTTTCTTTTTGGTTCGGTTATTGGATTTGCCCATACTGGAATTGCTGTAGCCATTTATTTTTTATCTCCTAAACTTAAATAGTCTTTGTTGAAATTAGTCATCAAAAGAAGCTCCAGTATTTGTAATGATGAAGTCTAGAGCGATGTATTCGATTGCTCTGGCTGGCTTGATGAACAACTTAGCATAAAGAATGTTTTGATCGATTAGATCTGGAGTTGTTGTTGTTTCATCTAGAACCAGCTTGTAATCGGTTAGACCATAACGAGTCTTAACATCGGTTAAGAATGGAATGGCTTGTCTCTTGAAGTTATCCCAAGTGTCTGGAACATTTGGCTCAAAGAGGATGCGATTAGAAATGATAGAAATGCCTCTCTTGAGGAAGATGAGCAATCTACGAACATTGATTCTATCTAGAGCCGATCTCTCTACTTGTAGAGTCTTTTGACCAAAGATCACAACACCCTCATTTGGGAATGTAGCGATTGGGTTAACGCCTACTTCGTAAAGATCATCTCTGTCATCCTTGAAGAGCTTGAGGGCTGTAGAGACGACTGGAAGCCCTGAGACGCCAGTAGATAGTCCACCACGATTAAAGCCAGCAGGAGCGAACCATGGGGCTTGTACGCGGTCTGTGTAGGACATTGCGCCTAGAGCAGCGATGGATGGTGGAACCCAAACATCTTTGGAGTTGATGCTATCGCGAATCTTAACCCATGGATAGTAAGTAGCAGCATAGCTTGAGTTGTACTTTCTATCTTTAACCTCATTAATGGCTTGATTAATGTCACCATTTGAGTTTGAGCCTAGATTAAAGTTGTTTGCCGCGGCATAAAGTCTTTCCTGTGTTGGAATGTAGCCAAAAGGAATGTCAAAGACTGCTAGGGCATCTGCTCTCTCTGCTGTGTTGGCAATCAATTGATTGGTGAGGCTTTCATTAATTAAGCCTGGAACTGAGACAACATTGTAAGAGACTTGCTCTGGGTTTGCCACTGTTTCAATCGCTCTGTAGTATGTAAATGTCTCATAGCTAGAGAATCTATCATTTATGGTTTTGGTGGCAATTTCATTTTGTGCTAGAGGATCAGATTTTGTAATGTCCCAACCATCAGTACCACCAAAGAATAGAGTGGTTAGATTACCAGCACCAGCATTTAGAACTGCCTTGTAAGAAGCAGCATCGCCGCTTGGACCATAATTGAAATTAGATGGATAAGAACCTGTTGAGGACAGTGAATAACCACCCTTTCTTGACCCTGTGTCATAAGCTAGAACACTAGCAGAAGCTTGAAGGCTAGAGGTTGAAGCACCAGCAACAGCCCCATTAATAATAACATTATCTAAGAAGGTGATGTATTGGTATTCAAGTTCACTAGCAACTGCGTCATATTGGTTGGTGACATTAACAGGTTTAATTCTGACCAAATCAAGAGTATCAGCTTTAAAGTTATCACTCTTGTCTGGTGTTGGAAGGGCACCAAAGTGAGCCATTCTAAAATCTTCTAGATTAGAAGTGTTTGTACGGGTCGTTGCTGATGGGAATCCAATTCTGAATCCACCCATAGCAATAGTTCCGCTTAGAATTTGTCCTGAAAGATTATTAGAGCCTAAGTAATCGCCCAAGCCGCCAACTAAACCACCTGAACCCGATTGTGATGTTGTATTAAACACAGTATCAACGAACTTGGTTGGACCTGTAACACCGAACACAGCATAATCAGATGGGAAGCCAGCCTCAAATTCGGGATTGACTTCTACACGGATATATCTTGATCTGTTGGTGTAGCCACCTTTTTCAATAACACGATTTGATGATTCATCAAAAGTGTTGTATTTGTCACCAATCTTGTTGAGGATGTAATCATCTGAATTTGGATTTAGATTACAGCCGCTAAATGATTCAACTACTTGCTTGTTATCGTCTGAGTCATTTAATCTTCTAACAACGACATCAAATGTACCATAGGGATTAACATCTTCATTAACTGGCGCACGGATGTTGGAAACAGAAATCTTTAGATTTTGTTGAGTCCATTCGCCGGAATCTAAACCAACAAAACGGAATAGTTTTTTAATTCTACCATTAGTAATGTTGGAGGCTGGGTCTGTGCTGCTCCATGAGCTAGTGTCAGATGAAAGGTCTTGGCTTAAAAACCAACCAGATTTAGCATATGTGGATGATTCTAATGCTGCTTTTTGAACATCATGTTGAACAACATCAGTAAGACTTCCAAGTGTTCCAGTTCCTAAACCTACGATAGCAGCAAAGTAGCTCGCCGTAGTTGGAACTGAATTCTCAAATGTTTCACCTAAGAAGTATTTTACTTCGCCATTTGAAGTTCCATTTCTGCCAAGTAGAGTTGGGTCGGTGTTAAACACTTTTCTTACATAGGTTGAACTTCCCTTATTGAAGTCAAACTCAAATATTCCACTAGGAAGGCTCTGTCCTGATTGAAATCCTACTTTGAATTTAGCGCCACTTGTCTGTAAGATAATTGAAGATGAGGCTAGTGGAGTACCAACCGCTCCTGCTGGGCCAGCCGAAACAGTTGTTCCGCTTAAGAACATTGAACCTTGTTCTAAGTACCAAACAGCAGCAACAGAAGCAGTGTGAGAACTACCTATTGTACCAGAAGGGGCAACAACAAGGGCATAAGCGCCACCACTATTATCAGAAGTATTAAATGCAGCTTTAAAGTTAGCAGTTCCAACTTTCCAACCAGCTTCGCCACCAGTTATTTTATTGTCTGATTCAACACCTAGAGTTCTAACGAAAGTTAGGGCTTCGCCGTTTCTTAACCAAGACTGAGCAGCATAAGTTGCATACATTGGAGAAGTGTAATTACCTTCTCTCCAAACATCACCACCATTACCACCGGCTACTGGTTCACCGAAAGTTGAAACAAAATCTGAAAAGCTTCTTACCTCAACTGGGGTAAAAGCTGGTCCTCTTCTTGATCTACCAATTACGCAAGCGCCAATTGCTGGATCGTCTGCTGGGATCTGAGAACGGTCGATTTCTTCGATACGAATTCCGGGCGAAATAAATCTAAAGTTTTTAGCTGAAACTGCCATGTGTTAAAACTCCTTACACGAATGTCTATTGTAAATAGTTTTTCAAAAGGCAAAATGCTTATGATCTAAAGAAACCATCTTTATTATTTGGGTTCTTTTCTCCTAGCATAGATCTTTCTCTTGTGAATCTAATCTTTGCTGGTGATTCTCTGCTAACAACATAAGGAGTGTTTTGATTTATTCCATCTGAAGTTATGTAGCCCAAAACTTTGATTTTTATTTGAGCATCAAACTTCTTCTCTTCACCTCCCAAATTAGATGAATTACTTTCGATAGAGTAGTCATCTTCGATGAAAGCTTCATAGCGATGATTCTCATGATAAACTAAGAATTGATTGATTCCCCCAGTAAATCTTTGGAAGGGCAATAAAACTTCATTTAATTGTTGAATGTAGTCTGTTCTTATCTTGATAACATAGTTCATGTTTAAGAAGACAGGATAACCAGTGTAAAGAGTTTCATAGACCACCTCATTTGATTCAAATGGTAATTTGAATGTTTCTTGAGTTTGATTTGTAAATCTCTTTGCTAAAGCATTTTGAAAGTTTTGTGTTTTGTCTTTTACTATTCTTCTATAAAGAGGAAATGCTCCTCTTTTTCTATCCATCTGAGGAAAGATGTTTCCTGGGATTATTCTTTCATTCGCATTTGTTTTAGAGACTGAAGTTCTCTCTATTACCATCGCAGGATAGATAATAGATTGTGAGTCAATCTCTCTTAATTCTTTGTCGTTCTTTACTTGGAAAGCTCTTTCTGCTGTTATCCAAATAATAGGAACTTTTCTACGACCCTCGTTAGAATCTGTGTAGATGTCTAGAGTCTCATTCAACCAATTATAAAGAGCAAAATCAACTGTCTCTAAGGTTGATGGATTAAGGGCTTTTTGTTTTGTTGATTTATTTGGCATTGAACTTACCCTTTCTTGCTCTTACACATTTAGCTTCGATTTCATAACGGAAATCAATTTGTCCGAATAGTTGCTTTGGCTCGTTTAGTTCTGTAATCTCATAGTAGATATCACCATAAAGAACATAGTCGCCTTCTCTAACAAAAACATTTTGATCTTCAGCCAATCTTCTTTTATGAAACTTTATGTTGATTGTTGCTTTTTTATCCACCCCAAAGTCTGAAGTTTCTGTTTGAATTCCTTCAAAGGTCACAAGAGCATAAACTCTAATAGGTGGTAGGAAGGTCTTTTCGATTGCTTCGCCATAAAGTGGATGAT